GTGATGGTGTTCGAAGCGCCATAAGAAGCCGGAACGAACGAGCCGGTGGACTGCCATTGCAGTTGGCACGTCTGGGTTACGGAAAGCTACGCGGCTCCGATGATGAGTCTTTCCCATGCCCGCTGCAGACTTCTCAGCACGGACAAATCGGGGCGGAGATAGTAGCGGGCGGTTGTCTTGATGTCGCTGTGTCCGAGCTGGCGTGCGACCACTGAGATGTCTGCGCCGGCGGCAATCGCCAGTGTTCCGAAGGTGTGCCTGAGGTTCCTTGGCGGCACGCAGGGGAGTTTCATGCGTTGGCACCATGACGTGTAATGAGCTGCCACCTGGTTGGCGTTCAGATCGCCGACCAGCCTGCCGGTTCTGCCGTGGCGCAATTGCGCGAGCCGTTTGACTGCGAACCGTGGTAGTGCGACCGTCCGTCGGCTCTGGTCGGTCTTCGGGTCGGTGACCGTTTCATGTCCAGCGACCCATTGCACTGACCTTTTGACGGTCACGGTTCCCCGGCGTAAATCCAAGTCGGCCCATTCAATGCCGACGGACTCGCATCGGCGCAGTCCCGCGCAGACGGAGACCAATAACCAGGCTTCCAACGCGTGACCGTAGAAGCCTTTGAGCAGCTGTCTTACCTGTCTGGCGTCGAGCACGCGCGGCTCATACCGCCGCAGGTGCGGCAGTCTGATTTCACGACGTGTCACGTCATTGTCGGTGACTCCCTTGCGATAGGCGAGTCGGAGTATCGCCCGCAGCACGGCCCACGCCTTGCGTGCGGCGCCGGCCTGATTGAACGAGCCAAGCCACTCCTCGATGTCGTTCGCGGTGATCGACTCCATGTCGACGCCAGCCCATTTCGGCTGGATGTGGCAGCGGTAGGCCGATTCGTAGCCCACTCTTGTGCATTCACGGAGCCTCGTGCAGGACGGCCACCAGACATCATCCACGAACGTTCCCAACAGCATTCTTCTTGCCTTTCACCTTGTGAAAACCCACAGTCGGCATTGTTTCGGCGAAACGTTCCGACCTGTGGGTTTTCCACCCGTTTTTCAAACCACTGTTCTAAAGGAGGACACGGATGACCAAGATCAATTTCGACTTCGGCAAACCCAGTGCAGGTGGCATCGTCGACCTGTCCAACGCCACCGTACGCGTGATTCCCACCGAACGTTTCCGCAACGACTCACGCATCGTCGTGCGGGAAGGCTTCGAAGTCGCACTCGACGCGAAAGGCAAGGCGACCGTGACGGTTCCGCCGACCGACAACACCTTCTGCTACGAGGTCACCGTCGGACTGGACACGGACCTGTGGAAGTTCCGACGCTATGTGAGCGTGCCTGACAGTACGACGGCCGTGGAGTTCGCGGACTTGGTCGATGTGGATTCGGATACTTTGACTCCGGCGCTTAACAATGGTGCGGCGTTGACGTATCTGCTGGCGTCCAGCTTGCAGGAGGCGCAGGCCATGTCGGCGGCGAATCCTGGTCAGATGGTGTTTTATCCGGAGGGTCAGGCTAAGACGGTGGCTTCCCAGATTCTTGAGGATCTGACTGATACTCGTGCCGTGGTGGAGGCTCAGAGTGCCGTGGCTGCTCAGGCGGCTAATGCCGCTCAGGCCGCGTCCGACGCTTCACAGGCCGCAACAGCGCAGGTGACGGCGGTGGTCGACAGCATCACCGAGTCGAAGACGGTCGTGGAATCCCATGCGAATGAGGCTTTGACGGTGATTGACGAGGCGGTGAAGATCGTGCAGGATAAGGCCAAGGATAAGACTCCGGCTGACGCCACCGCAGACACCACCTCTCAGGAGGCCTGACAATGGGCGTGCTTTTGAACGGCGTGAGAGTGGGCGAACCCGTCATCGGCGTGGACGGCCAGCCGGTCTTCTGGAACGCTCTCTACAACGGCGTGCAGGTATGGCCGCCCGCCGCCGAAACACTCGTGGACGTATGGCTCAAACCGGTGGACTTCACCTCCCAGGCGCTCTACAGTGACCACCCGGAGCTTAAGGTGGCCGCCCAGAAGGTTTTCGCCGACGGTCATATCGAGGACGCGTCCTTGACGTTTTCCACGGCGGATACCACCGTGGCGAGCATCAATGCCGGCACGGTGAGCTTTGTGAGCAACGCTTCGAATTTCCTCACCGTCCTCAAACAGGACGCGTTCAACGCCTGTCATGTGTCGATTGGTGAAGGCGGCAAGGCTTTGGGTGTCAAGCAGATCCTCGTGCAGCCTGACCGGCCTTCGACGGTTCCGGTCGGCAGCCTGTGGTGCCGCACCGAAAAACTCCACAATGGCCTCAAGTATTACACCGGCAGTGTGGACGACGATGCGAATGTCATGTGCTTCCTCATCGACCGCATCCGCGAGGTGTGGCGCAGGGAATGGGATGATTGGAAGCTTTTGACCGGAAAGGAATTGTGATGAGACGGAAACTTGCCTATTCGAACCCTGTATTGTCGGATTCCACCGCGCGTTTCGGCAGTCTCCCGCAAGGGGACTGGCATGTCAGCAAGACGGGCGGCAAACTCTTCGTGGGCGATACCAGCTGGAACCGTTACGCCACATTGGGTGAAACCGTGAATGAAGCGGAATTCCATTTGGACAAGACCACGAGCATGCTGATGCAGGCGCAGGACAAGACCACCTGCCGTGATGTCGCCATCGAATCGAAACCCGCATACGACATTTTCGTCGGGGGGGGGGCTTCCGGCCTTCTTCACCGCGCAGACCGCGCCGTACTGACCTCAAGGCGGGTGACCGCCGATGAGACTCAGAAATCAAGCGACGGCGCCGACCGAGCCTATCGACAATGGTTTCGAGGGGCGGACGGACGGATTGACCTATACCGGCACGACGGACGACCCGCAGCTTTTGCGAGTATGGGGCAATATTATGCCCGTCTCGCCGACGACCGGCATGTATTCCGCGATTCTCACGGACATGTCATCCGTTGTTACCGCGACGAGCGAGAAGGTGACCATCGCGGATGGCGCGGCCACCATGCCCGCAACGAATGGATGGTGGTGGGACGGCATATTGCTCGCCAAGGGCGCGCACGTGACCATACCGTGCATCGGATGGTTCAGCGACGAGGACTGGCGGGTCATGCAAGCCTTGAACGTCGTCTGCTTCGCCAAGGATACGGCAATCTACTAGCCCTCAGTTTGGGGGTGGCCGCGTGAGGATCAGGAATCTCGCTAAAGACCCCAAAGCGCAGAAGAAAATGACGGTCTGGGGTGACTGTGCCGTCACCGAAAACGCTGATGGCACGTGGACATACAGTCCCAACAGAAAGCCGGTCAGTTTTGGCGGCATTGTCAATCCTGCGACTACGGGCGCCATGTTCATCATCGAGTCCGCAAAAGGTTATCTCTCTGCGCTCGGCACGGAAGATGCGACAGGTTTCCCCACAGTCGGTACCGTACGCGACCGGTATCGCGTCTATCGGATCGTCGGAATAAAACGTGTCATCCAATATTTCGACACTACCCCGTGGAATCCGGTCGGGGTCGCTGTCTGTGATCCGGCTGCATATGACGTTCTGACTAATGCCGGTCTGCCGCTCGTGTTCGCCGCCGAGGACCACCCGTATTAAACAAAACACAGCCCCGCCACGTGCGGGGCTTTCCTGTAAGGAGATGTAATGTGCTGCAAAATTTCCTAGCCGGTTTCGGTGGTGTGGGCGGCGCGTGCGCGCTCATCACGCTCGGATTGAAAGTCTGGCCGGGCGCGTTGGAAGCGTTGGCTACCGGCCTGTATTCGCACGTAAGGCCGGAACGCCTGCCATACGATTCGCCGCTCTCGCAGCATTTCGCCAAGACCCGGCAGCTCGGCGAGCGTACCGAGAAATTCGATGATCGTATGGATGAGTTGTGCCGTGACACGATAAAGAACACGATCATCAGCCTGATCTACGGCGACGCGCAGCACGACCACAGCGAGGCCGTCCGATACGAACTCGACAAACTCGAAAAACTCGACGCGCAATGCTGGATCGTCAACGCCGCCGAAAAATACCTGGAGGACAGGCAATGACGGCCAGCATGCTCGCTTTGACGTCCGCGGCCGTCATGTTCGTCGCGCTGCTGCTCGCGGTGGCGTGGCTGCTGTGGCGTGGCCATGACGTGCCGGTCTGGCTCACCTGTGTCGTGACGCTGCTTCTGGCCGCGTTCACGCTCATCTGCGTCGTTCTGCTCATGCTGCCGCTCCTGCGACTGCTGGAGATGGCCGTCATGATGTGGACGCTCGTCTTCGTGTAAAAAACCATCAAAAAAGGAGGAAATATGAAATCATGGGAGAATCTGGAGGCGGACGAGAATCTCATCCTCGCCACGCACATGACCAAGGGGCGCCAGGGATGCAAGGTCGACAAGATCGTCGTGCATCATAATGGCGGCAACCTGACCGGCAAGGACTGCTGGGACGTCTGGCAGACCCGTGAGGCTTCCGCGCACTATCAGGTGGCGGTTGACGGCAGAATTACGCAGCTCGTCTGGGATACGGATACCGCATGGCATACCGGCGACTGGCCGTCCAACCTGACCAGCATCGGCGTGGAGCATGCCGACATCTCGGCCGACCCGTGGATGTTGAGCGAGGCGACCTTGGACAACGGAGCGCACCTCGTGGCCGCGCTCTGCAAGCATTACGGCCTCGGCAGACCACAGTGGCGCGTCAACGTTTTCCCGCACTCCGACTTCACATCCACCAGCTGCCCGGCCAGCCTCGCCGGAGCCCAGAACGCGGCCTACATGGCTCGCGCCCAGGCGTGGTACGACAGGATGACCGGCGCGACTGCGCCGACGCCAACCGTCCAGCCGACGCAGTCCGCCACGGCATCGTCCGCCGCAAACGTGCTGCCGGGCACGTACCGCGTGAACGTGGACGGGCTCAACGTGCGCGACCGTCCGAGCGTGTCCGGCAATGTGGTCGCCACCTATTCCAACGGCCAGACCGTCAATCTGGATCATTGGGGCACGGTCGCGGACGGCTACATCTGGGGCCGCTACACGGCCTATAGCGGAGCAGTGCGCTACATCGCGCTGGCTCCCGCGGACAAGTCAACCTGGTATCTCGTCAAGGCCTGAGAAAAGAGGGTGGTATTAATGGCTGAGCATGCGCGTTCCACGGTCGAGACGGTCGTGGACGATCTTTCCGACGACTACAAGGATTCCGGTGGTTACAGGCCGGTGTTCAACGATACGGTCAGGACCGTCATCTACGTGGCCTCTCTGGCCACATCCATCGTCGGTTTGGGTTTCATGATGTTCGGTGATGCGCAGGTGGGCGGTTTCATTTCCACCGCTGCCGGTGTCGTTGCGTCCGGTTTCGGTGTCGCCTACAATCCGCTGCGCAACGCCTGACCGTGGAAACTCAACATCGCGCCGGAAACTCAACCTCGGGTGTGGAAAAATTTGCGGAATTATAGTGTCCGTGGAATTTTTTACACCCGTTTTTTAACAACACATGCCCTTCTCTCAGCTATGGCTGGGGGAGGGGCTTTTCTTGTTATTCGGCGTGTTTGCGTGGTCGTCCGCCGCCATCGCGGCAGCCCGGTGGTTTTGTGCGAATACCGTCCTGATCACGCTCACGGCGAGACGAATGTCCGCCGTCATGGGGTATCGTTGCAATCGAACTTGAGACCCGGACCTGCTTTGCTGGTGGGCAGGGTTTCGGGTTCGAAGCGTGTGGCTGGCTGCCGCAGGCATCCGATGGCGAGTCGATGCGCCATCAGCGAGAGCTGGATGTCTCGCCCAACGGCTGGGCCAGACGGTTGAGACCAACCGGAGCCGTGACCCTTCCCGCGCAAACGGGATGCTAGTCATGCAGAAGACTGTAAAAAGATCAGCCACACGGCTTCGGAGGGGCGCTTGGTCGGTGCCCCTCTTTTAATTTTCTGGGAGGATTCCGGGCGTGAACGTGACCGAGGCGAAACGGCGGATGCTTGGCGAGGCCCGAAAGGCAGCCCGACTATACGCCAATCTCGTCGGAACGATCACGAGAATCGCGTGCGACGACGGGATGACGCTGGACATCCAATGGAAGGCCTCGAACTTCGCCCACCTATGCGGCTTGGAATACTACGCCGACGACAACCGCACCCGCAGACTTCCCGCCCGACGCCTGTACACCGACCTCCTGTCCGGCCATGGGATCTCGGTGAAAAGGGTCGCGCCCACCGGAGACGCGCGATGGCTCGCGAGGAAGACCGACGTGATAGCCAGCGCATTCGCACTGAACGACGCATCCATGGTGGTCGAATCAGGCAACAGCCGGATACGCCTCTACATGGGAAACACAGTCTGGTGCATCGGCCTCGGAAGAAGCGGAGAGGACGGCCCCTACTATCCGCAATCCCTACGCAAGGGGAACGCGGCCAAGGAAAAAATGCCAGGAACCCAGATCCACCATGTAGTCTCGATCAAATACCTGAACACGGCACAGTGCCACCCATCGATCCAAGACTGACAACATCCAACCTCCAACAACAAAACCGCCCCGGCGCTCGCGGATGAGCGCCGGGGCGGACGTCACTCCGCCGGATGCTTGCGCGGCCTGCCACCGCCGACTCCGCGTCCGGGGCGTTGCGCGTTCCATTGGTCGATGGTCTCTGGCAGCCAGCCGCGCGTGCGGCCTATTAGGGCGTCCGGCTGGGGGAGCTTGTAGGCGCTGACGGCGG